CGATGGCATCTGATGGTGCAATGACAGTTAACCTAAGTGATACAGGAGCAGGTGTTACGGCACAAATGTCTAACACAATCAAGTTAGAAATTGATTGATGAAATGGTTAATAGTTTTTTTATTTGCAACACCTAGTGTATATGCAGGGGGAATTACTCCATCATTCTCTACAGGCCAAATGGAGAGTTCGAGTTCGAGTAAAACTATTGTGGTGGAGACAATTGTTACTGAAAATTATCGTACTGGGTATAGCTATTCGCTCCAAGGCCACAACATACAAGTTAAAGACGGCACAGTTATATCACCAGACGCTACCTATACAAACACGCAAACAGTTAATGGAGTTTCGTTTCAATGGGTAACTCCAAATTTAACTACCAAACCTCAATGGGAAATACAAAATCCACAAGAATCATTCAGCATAACGGAGAATTTTCTAGCTCCGGGTTTGGACGCAACAAGTACAATACAACGCACCATAACAACAGAAAGTCAAAGTACAAGCTTGTCAATTTTTTCAAATTAAGTTTACTTTTATTATTAGGATTTATCCCAAAAGCTAGTGGTAATACGGTTTCATCGCCATCCGCATCCAGTTCTGGAACGGTTATAAACAATGGATATCAAACTATAAATGGCGGATTTCCAACGATGGTTTATGGCGGTCAGGTGCAATGCCAACAACCAACACTAGCCTTTACACCGTTTGTAACTAAAGGAGAAAACTATGCATCACCAACTATTAATACAACTAAAACAAATATTTATGATTTGTCAGAAGATGCATCAGGTAACCTAGTAAATCCGGGAAAAATTTTATATCAAAGTGAACAGCCAAGAATAGATCAATCAACTCATAATTTTAATTATGGATTCACTTTATCTTTTCAAGTGCCACTAGGCCGTGGTACTGATTTATGTTTAAAGGCAGCAGAAAATCAAATAAAAGGACAAGAATTTGTTTTAGCTCGCCAGAAATTAGAAGCAAATTTAGCAAGGATGAAGGTATGTGCCGAGCAATTTAGGCTCGGAGTAAAGCTAGTTGGTGAGGATGCAGTTGCTTGCAAAAATGTTGTTATAACAACTATTCCTAATCAAGTTGTGCCACATACACACGAATTAAAAACTAAGTAGATTTATCTTTAGATTTTTTTAGACGTTTAAAAAGCTGCTTTGTAAGTGGTTTGATAGCATTTAAAAGGAGAGGAGTAGCCGAAGCGATACTAGCAACAAAAAAAGTAGACACAGCCACGCTAGGCGAAGGTATGTACTGGTCGATGAATTTAACTCTTTCATAAACAGTAGTGCAATCACCGTTGCTTTCTCTAATATAATCTTTAATTCGTTCCAATCTTTTATCATTAACAAATGATCCTATTCTTAACGCATCTTCTGGAGGGCAGGGTTTGTATTCTACTTCCTTTTCTTCTTTTGGTTTAGGATTTACTACGTTTGTGTCCTGTGTGGGCGTAGAAGCGGTGTTAACTGGTACTGGTTCTGTATTTATTACCTGTGCAGGGTCGTACCTCATAGGGGTATATGAAGGCATTTTACCGTTAGGACAAACAGTATATGTGCCACGCTTGTCAGCAATAAGCAAAGATGGGTTGCGTGTAGTTTGTAAATCTCTGTGATATAAATAACATCCCGGTAATTTTCCTTCTAATTTTGGCTTTGTAAAATATGGTGTATCTGGTATATCAATAGTTGGAAGAGTTATCTCAGGCAGTTTTATCTCAGGCACTTATGGAATTAGTTTAGATTTAGATGGTATAGGTAAAGATGGGCCTGTTACGTCAGGTAATGAATTACCAAGTACATCAGGCATTAGTCCTTGCACTTCACCCAATACTTTATCCATAATTTTTTTCTGAAACTGTGGTGACTGTACATACTTGTATGTAAAAAAACCACCGCCTAATATTCCCAAAACTAGGATAGTAGATACGATGGTTAAAGCATCAAGAATTTTTCTCATGGTTAAATTGTTAATAGTAAAAACACTTGCATTTTCTAGTGTTCTTTGTTTGTTATTAATTTTAACCTTGTCACCTCTATATGTCATTACTGGTTTAATGACACGGCAACTTATACAAGAAAAAGTTAAGTAGTTTGTTCTGGTGCAGGTGTTGCAGGTTGATCAACTGTTGCTTTTCTGTCGTTTAGAATTGCTTGTATTTCAGTAAACCTATGCTTCATTTGGTCTACAATTTTTTGTGCGTCATTGTGTTTTTGCACAACTTGAGCTAATTCAGTTTGCAGTTCTTGGTCTGTTGGTCTGGTCATTATTCAGATGGTTTATCTGCTATAAGTTTAGCTTTCCAAGCAGCTTTGACATCAGTAGTCCACGCAGCGTTACATATTGCAGATACTTCTGCTGGTTCTGCTGATAAATCAGTATCAACTAAATTATCAGAACCATCTAACGTACCAACTTGCAGTACATATCTTTCAAAAGATCTTGTTAATTCAACACCATCTTTTTTGATGACTGTTGCTTTACGGACTTGTACCGCTTTGTATGGTCCGCATACTTCTATTTTGTCGTATTCTATTGATTCAGTTAATGCCATTAGGGTTAATCTCCGATTAAAACAGGTTTAGGCTTAGTTTTCAGACGTAGCTTCGGTCTAATGAGTCATTATCGTGCAAGAAAATAAAACAAATCTACTTGACATTTCAGTTGCAGTAGCTTTAGTGTTGTCTGGTTTTGCAAAAACAGCAAAATTTCCATCGTTAAACTGTCCTACTATTTGTGCCCCACCAAGATTGGCATTTGAATTTACAGGAAAAGCGTGATAATCAGAACCACCATTTACATCAAATGGGAAATTAGTTATTTGAACCGTTGATGATCCACTCATGCTAGGGAAAGTTATATATGCTTGAAATGTAACTGACGACCCTATTTTTACATAATGAGCAGTATGAATAGTTATTGCACCAATATTACAGGTAGGACTCCAAGTTCCTTCTTCATAGTCGTCAAGTGCGTTGGCTGCTGCGGTGTCTCCGTTAAAACAAATACCTCCACTAGATCGTACACGTAAGCGTTCACCATAAGTACCACTGTGTCTAGTCTGTACTACAAAATCAGAAGAATAACCATCTCCTACGGATATATTTTTTAATTGTGTTGATCCGTAATGCCCACTTGAACTTGTTGATCCTAATTGTATGCCACAAAATCCACCGTTAGTTGCAGAGGGGTTAAAAATACTTAATCCGTTCGGTTGATTAGATGTAGCAGAATAAACAGTATTGTCTGCGGACTTTCTAAGATCCATTTGAACACCAGTTCCTGGAACGTCAGTAGTACCTATAGATAGTCTTCCAGACGAATCTATAATTACGTTTGACTCACCATTTAAAGTATTAGCAGAACCAGAGCCAGTAATAACTCTGTTATCTGCGTTGTTGTTTATTGTTGTCTGTACTCCACTAGCAAGCTTAGCTGCTGTAACTGCACCATTTGTTATATGTTCAGTTGCTACAGCGTTATCAGCTATTCTTGAGCCTGTTACGGAGTCATCCCCAAGTTTTGAGTTGGTTACAGCACTGTTAGCTATCTTAGCTGAACTAATAGCGTTATCAGATAGTTTACCGTTTGTTACTGCATTGTTTGCTATGGCATTAGTGTCAACTGCGTTATCTGCCAGTTCACTAGCTTCTATCTGGTTTGCTGGTATTTTTGTTTTTGTGATAGCGTCATTCTTGACACCATCTGTTGATACTTGTGTTAATCCCATAGTTAGCTAGTGTAAGGGCTTGTACCTAATAAGCTTGTATTCCATTGTGCTTTTAAAGAAGCTGCATCTGTAGCTGCATCAATAGCACTATCAGCAGGTGCATCTCTTAATGCTTGTTTCTTTGAAATAACTTCTGCTTTTTTTGTAGCATCATCTGTTTCTAAAGCTCTTTGGAAATCAATATCTAACGCTTTTAGTTTTGGACTTCTTGCAAAACGTATGTTTTCTTTATGAAGTTCTTTAGCTTTATCTAAATTAAATTTAATAATACTCATGATCCTTCACCATCTGTAAGATCTGTCTCCTCTGCATACCAAGCATTTCTAAACGATCTGTCTGTTGGTATATCAGAGGTATTTACAATTTTATATTTTAAGCCTGTAGGTACATCTTTTTTTGCTATTTCTTCAACAGTTAATATACATTTATCTGCTGGATGAATGATACTTAACGTACCATCACTGTCCATATATACAATACTAAAATCTGAATTTGCCATTAGACATCACCTCCTACACCTAAGAATGAAAAATGACTTGTATCTTTGTGAGTCACTGAGTTATTATTATCATCTTGATATGTATTAGTCATCCTACAGTAGTTAGCTTGAGGTGCAGTACCATACTTGACTTGCACAGTTGCAGCATGACCATAACCTGATGATTCTGCCCTCCCTGTGCCTACAGCAGAATAATCATATTGACTATGAAAGTTATTTGTAAAATTAAATTGCATATCACCAGTACCTTGATCGGTTACTGACGAAAGATTATAAGAGTCATATATAGTGCCAGCAGCATTACATTGACCCCAAGCATGGCATGCGTTTGATCCAACAATTGCCATTAGGATACCTCCGTTAAATTAAATTTGTACTTCTTGCCATTGCGTTTGTTGATCAAGAAAAGATCCTCTGCTCCTTCTTGTATTGTAAAACTTCCCCAAGTTCCGTCAACATCATTAGCACCACCTTCGTTAGATAAGTTAAGGTCATTGGTGTAGATGTTTCTTACTCTTTTTGCTGTTGTACCTATATCGTAACTGTTGTTTGCATCTGGGAAAAAATGTCCATTTGAATCAATTACCCATCTAACGCCATCTGCTGCACCAAATTTTATACCTTGATGATTATTGTATAGATATATATCTCCATTATTCTGTGTTACTCTGAAATAACTGTTCGTTCCATCGTGATAAATTTGTAGGTCATTACTAGCACCAAGTAATAATTTTCCCGTGTCATTAGGTATTTTTAGGTTT